CACTCCTACGGGCATATAAATGTTGAACTCTATTGAACTATTTGCTAAATTCTCCGCCTGAATAAAGCTAACCGCCTCACCATTCAACTTAACTGCTAAACTTGAATTTGTTTCATTGCCGCCTACATAAAATGCAGATTGTGCTAAAGCATTTCCAACAATATAAATATCACTTGCTCCAGGTGTATTTACAAAAGTAGTTCCAAACCATTCATTTAATAACCACTCAAACAATAAATGTTGTGCATTGTATTTCATTCTTGGCTCAATACCTACAAATTTATCTTGTATCTTAAACCAATATGCTGTGTCCGTTGGTATCTTATTAGTATGTGCAACCCAACACTGATAATTAGCTTTGTCAATATACTTTACTTGATTGCCGACTACATACGCTGTGGCATTGCTCCAATTTGCCGCAGTATTTCCATTTTTAAACGTGCCAAAAATAGTATTGTATAATATCTGCAATGGCTTTAATAAAACCTTCGCAAAAGCCACAAAAATAGTTTTCCGCTTTTTTGATGGCAAAAAGTTTATTGCAAAATTATCAGTATTAATTATCATACAACAATATAATTAAGTTGATCAGCAAATGTGTGTGTTGCAGTTGTTTCTTCTTGTACATATCCTGAGTAAGTTTGATAGTTTACCGCATCAACTCCTGTGCTAAGATTAAATAATGTTCCTGTGCCATAGGCTGCCGAATTTAAACGAACTAATATCCTACTCAAACTAACCGTAACAACTCCCTCAGCACCTTGCATAGCATCTACAACCGCCTGTGTGCTTATCGTTCCATTAAAAGGCAAATTAGCCATATAATTATTTAATGCGGTGGTAACATTCGCCTCAATAACATTTGCATATTGACCGTTGTAATAAATATCTGCTGCAACCTCCATTTTATCGCTGTTTTCATTGATAATTATGTAAGCTATTCCCGCAGGATTAAACGTGCCTATGTAAGTATTTAACTCTGCCAATTGTCCACTACTTACGGGAACTGGTGGCTCATTTTTTGCAACCTTAATTAATACCGTCCTATTTGGTGCGGTAACAACTGCACATCTTGTTAGTATCTTGTTTGCCTCATTGATAACTGGGTATTCAATAACAAATGTAGATGTGTTTAACTCGGCAACATCGCCTGTCTGAAATTGTAATACTTTGTTTCTTGTCCATTGTGGTGTGCTTGGTGCTACACTCGCTGCAATAGTTTCTAAATCTGATTTGAACAAATCTTGCAACTGCTCAAAAATAGCTATGCAAGAGGCAACAATGAAAAAAAACAAGTTCCATTTTGATGTTTGACTTGTTGATGTTAGGCCACTCAATGCACTCTCGGCATTTTTGGCATCTAACATAGATTGTTTTATTTGTGCGACTGTACGAGCCATAGCTTAGTTATTTATAATTATTTGAATAAAAAATGAACCAAATGGAGTTCCTGACCTTGTGCCATCAAATTTGAATATATCAACTCCAATTATACTATCAAATAATCTTCTTGTAATTGTGATATAAGGAACATTGCCACCATTCATACTGCCACTAATTCCAAAGAATTTATTAATTAAAAAAGCATTGGATAACGTGCCTTGTAATTCACCATTTCCAACTACTGCCCACGCAATATTTCCAACATCATTTTTCATTGATGTAAACGTAACTCCACCGCCAGATATAGTTAAAAATCCTCTATACTCTTTGAAGTTACTACCACCTGCTGCCACTAATGGATTGCCAACCGTTCCATTGCCTGTTATTGTTGTGCCATCAACTGCAACGGTGGATAGTTTGCCATCTGCTGTGCTTTGTGCTGCTGCTGCGGCTGCTAATGGTATTGTTTGAACATTTGTAACCGTTGACCTCTTAGTTACTCCGCCTTGATTTACTACTACTACCTCCGCACCTGTTAATGTTGCGGCTGATGGTAAATTTGATATTTTTTGCTTTGCCATTTTTTTATTGTTGTATTACTAATTCATAACCACTTTCTGTTGTTATCTCAAATCCATCCTCAGTTGATAATATTACATCGTCTGCTAATACGCCTGTTCTTATTGTATTATTATCAATTATTGGATCTACATTTAATATTAACGTGCTAACTGTTGCATCTACTGTTGGCAAATTTACGGATGTTACATCTAATCCTGTAACTTGGTAACTAATAATGTAATCTTGAATGTTTGTATGGTCATAATTTTGCGTTTCTGACCTCCTTAAAAACTTGGTGTTGTTAGGTGTTGACCATCCGTGTATTAACTCGTTTAAATCTTGTTTTAGTTGTAGTATATCGGTGTCCTCAGTCTTATAGCTTTCAAATCCTAAATGAATATTTATCTGCAATGTTCCTCTTTGCCTTAAATTAAGGTCATCAACATAAGATGTATCTGCAAACTCAATAAAGCAACAAGGATAGCCAAATGGCACGTTTACATCCTCACGTTCAAATTGATTATTCCACAAGGCAACATACTTCAATGCTGCAAGTGTTTCAATTCGTGCCTTTAATGCGTTATAAATTGCTAATTGCATGTTTGCTTTCTAACCAAGTTTGTTGACTAATATGCTTTAATTCTTCGATTGTTTCGGCAGTTAACAATGAACCGTTGCCGCCTTTAATTCCGACAAATATACCAAATGTATCATAAACTAATTCATAATCATTTACAATCAAATATTCTATTATTACTGTTTCAATTACGTTCATTACTTAAATATCTTATCTAATCGTTTAACTATAACTTTCTTTACTTGCTCATTAAGGTTGTAACTATCACCCATGAATTGGCGTTGGTCAATGTCGATAGTGTAAGCACCTACATTGATTTCCATTGCATGTGTTGCCCGCTTTGACTTTATTCCTGTTGTTCTTGCAAACCTCTTTTGAGTTTTCCTTGTTGCTAAATTCGTTGCAACTTCACGATAATACATCAATCCTTTGAAGCCCTCTCTGTTTATTGTTCCGCCATCATTATGTATCTTTGCATAAGGCAAATCTGTATGTATCTTAATACTCAATGCTGCTCTGTTTGCTGGGTTTCTAATTATTGACCGCCTTAAATCACCCGTTTTGACTAATATTGCCCTTCCTGCCTTAACGCTTCTTACTGTTCCTAATTCTGCTGCCGACTTCTTGCTGCCTCTACCTTTCCTTTCTGTTTTTTTTCTTTTTTCCCACTTCTCAACCGTTTTATCATCAAACCCTTGCTTGCGAAAATTCTCAACAAAGAACACTTTAGCGGTGTTGCCTATCTCTACCATAGCATTCTCTAAAGTAGTTCTCGCTTTCTTTTCTATACCCTTAAAATTGAATTTATTTTGCTTTGCCATTATACTAAAATAGGTAAATTCCAATTCTTTTTTGCGTTTTCTTTGTCATCCTTAGCAATGTCAAAATAAGGATGTTTGTCCTTACCTTTCTCCTTAAATATGTACCCATCCTGACCGGTGTTCATTCTAAATAATGGTGGTACATCGTCAGGTGGGTTAAATCCTGCCATATCTGTCAATGGCTCGTCATCTGCTGCTAATTGTGTAACCGTACATCTACATCTCCATCCGTTTGGAGGATAATACTGCTTCCAAAAAGCATCATTGTAAGGTCGCACAATATTGTCTAATGCAGCGTGTGTTGGTCTTACCCTACCATCGCCAACCGTTTGATATTTTAGCACTGGCAACACATCGGCATCTGCTTCAATACGTTTCCACTCTGCCCCCATTCTTGCACTCGCTTTGGCTGTTTGATATTCAGCTTGTAAATAATCTTCGTTGTAAACATTAAAGATGCTTTTTGCTTGTTCCTTAAACTTATAAAAGTTAGATTGAAATTCAGGAACTGCCAACAAAGATGTTAATGCTTTTGTCTGTTGATACGTTTTTGCACCGCTAAAAACATAAATATTGTTTAGTAAATCGGTTTTTAATACCTCGTCAACTATCGGGGCTAAGTCAACTCCATCCTTTAAATAACTTGCTGTCTTTAAATAAATACCCTGTGGCAAAATATCAGTGTTAATCGCCCCTATCCATACATCATTTGCAAAACGATTGAAGTCGTTTTCATCAAATGGTGTTGGTGGATCAACTTCCTTATTAATATTTTGTATGTCGCAAAATCCGCACACTACTTATACAAGTTTTTAAGTTTATTAGCAACCGTTTCAACTTCCATTTCTTCATCCATCAGTTCAATGCCATATTTATGCTCCAAATATTCGTGTTCAAACTTAACATAAGGCATAAATGAGGCATCTATCTTAGCTTGTTCTGCCAATGGCATCGTTTCGCTATCGTCATATTTAAAAGTACATCCTGCCAAATCAAATCCGTTTCTAATCATCATTGGCACTAACTGATTTTGGATAACAAATTGCATTTTCAATGTATCTTGCTTTGCAATCATATCCGCCACGTTTTCGTGAACATTCGCACTTCCTGAGTATGCTTTTTCATCTGTTGTGCCTGTTTGCCCTAAGATTATTTTACTAATCTCACTATTGCACCTCTCTACCATGTTATCAAACACTTGATAGGCATCTGTTCTGCTTGCCTGCATTAACTCAATGTTGTCGTTAAGGTCTAACACTGCCCAAGAAGCTACTCCCATATTGCGAAGCATATTCTCCATGTTTTTGCGTGTCAATTCATCCCTGACATCTGTTTTGCCGATACGAATAGGTGAGCCAAATACCTCAGCAAACTCTGCCCATGCTGCCATTGCGTTTTTCTTCCAAATAACATAAGGGGCAAGGTACATCATAATACCTAAATCCTTTTTCTCACCCACTCCAATGCACCAATTGTTGTATGGTGGCTCATCAAAGTGCTTACCCTCAATAACCGTTGCTGTGTTTGTTCTTACTAAGCTAAACTCAGGCACTACATAGATACGTGGTATCAATTCAACTGATGTATATTGGTCGTTAATTATCTGACCGAATTGCACACAACTAAACCCCCAAAAAATAGAATCTAAAGCTAAATTGCTAAAGTCATAAAACCACTTTTGATTAAAATAAGCTGTTTTGGCTTCATCCATTTCGCCATCTGGTCCACAAACAACAAACTTTTTGCAAAGTATTTTTGACTTACGTTGCAACATTGCACTTTGAACCTGCCCATCCAATACAATCTGTTGATACGTTTGCATCAATAGAAATCTGTTTGGGTACATTGGACTTTCTGCCGCCTGTAATGCTATGTTGAATGATTGAGCATCCTGCCTTACCCTCTGCAATTGCTGTTCAAAGTCAATTGTCTTACGGATGTTAGCCTTTGTCGGCTGTGGTTTATTGAAATTAAATATGTCGTACCAAGCCATTATATGAAAAAATTATTTTGTTTGTCTAAGCTATTGCCAGTTCTTATTGAGAAACCCTCGCTATCTGCAATGTTAATGTTCAATACTTCTGCTGTATCTGTTCCACTTGCCCATCTATCCAATTGGTCTAATGCTTCTCTATTTCTTTCAATCCTTAACTCAGGGATGTTACGTGGGTTTATTCTTGCGTGGAGGTTATACAATGTCATATCCATTGCTAACTCAATAAACATAGGGTAACGATTATCTCCAACTGTCCAATATGTAGCGTTACTTGTTAGCACGTTCACCATTGGCTGCCAAACTCCTGCAACAGTTAGCTTTGTGTTTGTGCTGTCTGCAATGGCTGTATAGACATATCCATTGTCATCGGTAACAATATCGCCAATTACATAATCGGTTGTTTTATCCCATCTGTTGAAGTCATTAACGTGGGTTATTGTTTCACCATTAATTACTCTATCTCTTGTGCGGTAGTGTGTTGCTGCACTAAATGCAGTCATTGTTCCAAGTTCTATGTCAACTAAATAGCGTTGGACTAACTTTGTCCTCATTCTACTTATTGCCTTAATCTCGGAATCGAATAGGTTTTGGTCTACACCCTCAGTAATCTGAGCAAGGTCAACCGCTTGTATGATAGATGAATAATCGGAGGTCTTTAGAAATCTTGCCATAATGCAAAATTGTAACAATTTTTTTTATTTAATCAAATTATGTTACTAAAATCTTTGCGGTGATTTATATTCTGCATCCCTTCCAACAATAGCTGAACTTTTAAATATTCCTGTTTGAAATTTAGAATATTGCGATGGAAATACTGCGGTTATAAGGTAGCGTGTCAAGTCAACAATATGTCCATAGGGTTGATAACTTACTTTTGTAACCGGGTCTGTTACGGTCTTTTTATCAACCTTTCCATTTTTATCTTCTTTGGTGTTCTCAAAGTCAAAAATCGCAACTCTGCAACTTTCATCTACAACAAAGCTAATCCCTTGCTCATTGTACTCAAGTATTGCATTAAAGAAATCAGCACTCGGTCGCACATTTGGATTTGACTTTGCAACCCTTCTAATAGGCTTAACTTCGTCTAATTCGTTTATCAATATCCTGAACAAATCAAATCCTTTCTCCTGCTTAACATCGTCTTTTTGTGATGTGCTATCTCCACAAATGTAAACTTGCCCTGTGTGCCTCCATTGTCTTAATTTAGCCATAATTGTTCTGCCCATTACTTTGGTGGTGTTCTCAGGGTTTTTTAAAGCAATACAGTCAATCATTCTAATTTCGTTTTCATCTGATATTTGGAATATGCCACAAGGGAAATAAGGATTTACGTTTTCGTCAAATGATAACCAAATAGCTAAGGATGGATTATAAGGAATTATTGTGGTGTGTTTTATTGTACTCCAACTTTTTAGGAACTCACCTCCAAAATCTACTTTGCCCCATTCTCCCAAAACATAAACTTTGTGCAAATTTGGGTTCGCCTTAACTCTTTCTTGCAGATGGTGGATGTAATCGTTATCTAAGAAAGAATTGTCTTTATAGGTGGTGTTTAAGATAAATGTTTCGTTATCCTGGCTATCAAAAAAACGTTTTTTTAGCCAGTGTTGTTCAGATATTGGATTGAACGTGATAACAAACTGCTTGTAATTACTTGTTTCACCCCTCACCCTTAACTCTAATTGGTTAAAGTCTAATTCGTCTAACTCGGTGGCTTCCTCGCACCATACACTCGTAATCCCTGCAATGGATTTGATTTTCTCAGGGTCATCCATCCCGGCACACAATATTTCATTTCCTGTTGGATTGTGAGTAAACCTCATTTCTGATTTATTGATGGTGAACTCGCCAAATATTCCATATTCTAACAACTTATCAACTAATAATTGATAGATTGAGTTTCTTATGGTGGTGGCAACTTTACGAATGCAGAGTATTCTGTGGTTTTCTTCGGTTGTTATTCTTAGAATTATCTTTTGAACCGCAGCGATTGATTTTCCACTTCCTGCTCCACCTTTCAATACTGCATATCTTTGTTCACTATGCAGAAAATCTATGTAAACTTTATTTACTTCGATTTCACCGTCCACGACCTTATTTCTTTGCCATTTGATGTAATGTCTGCACTTACTGCTGTTGGAATTAGCTTTGCTGCCAATCTATAAAAGTCGGTTGTATTTTCCTTTGCCCACGTTGCTAAGTTTGCATTTTTATCTGATTGCAATTCGTTAAAAGCTATTTCAAATGCTTCCTTAACTGATTTGGTGAGTTTGTTTTGTGAGCCTTTAGGCTTTCCGCTATTTCCTTTTTTAAATGCCATTATTCGTGTATTTTCGTGTATTTTACACAATTGCTATAATACAAAAGTACAAATTATTTATTAATTGCAAGTTTATTGTTTAAATTCAAGTTCTTCGCCAGTTAATGCAAAATATAGGTTTTGAAGCTGATGAACGTAATTAATTCTGTTGTATAAAAATCCACTTTCATCATTTCCAATTGAGCAATGTAATTGATTGTCTATTAAACCAAATCTTAACATATTGTCATCTTTAAACCAATAGTTATTTTTCTTAAATCCTAATTTAATTAGCCATTCTTCAGTTAGTGGAATAGGGTAAAATGGCATTCCTAATCTGTTTTCCAAATACATTGCAAATAGTGAACCATCTAATTTGATAATTTCTTTGTTAAACAATACGTTGTTGCCTACTCTTATTTCGTTAGATTTTAAATGTTTTACTTGTAGTTCCATAGTTTTTATTTTTTATCAGTTTATAAATTTACTTTTTTATTTATTTGTCAATTTATAGGCTTACTTTTTGTTTAGCTTAAAAATATCTCGTACAATTGTAGCCCACTTTTTAGAAGGCATCGTCTGCAATCTCTATTTTGTTTTTCTCCATTGTAAAATTCCAATTGTCTTTATCGTTTATTGGGGTGTCAAATGCTCCGTTTGGCTTTATTGGGGTTGGTGGTAGTTCATCTTTAAAAATTACTTGCGGTGCAGTTCCTTTTCTCCTATCTCGCATCGGATTAATACCCATTTGGTTTTCAAATCCTGCTCCATCAATCTGCATCTTCAACAAATATGGACTATCTTTAAAAGTTCGTTTACCTCCAGTTTCATTCTCTTTGATTTTTTGAACGTGAATTTCTGTCCACATCCAAAAATCGGGATGGTCTGCCATTCTATGAATAACCATAAAATCATCTGCTTTGTTTGGAAACTTTCCTCCTCCTTCGGCATCTGCTTTGTTTGGTGGCATTGAGTAACCTTCCTTTGGATGGCCTTTTGGATAAGTTCGCCTTAGTGCTTCGGTGGCAGCGTGAACATTCAAAGTAATTCCAAGCCCTGTTTGAGTAATAAACAATTTCATATCCAACATAGCTTTGTAATCGTATTGATGTTCATTGCCAGTATCTTTTGAAAGTACGTTGTAAGGTTCAATAATAAATCGGCTATAATTCTTTTTAGTTAAAAGTTTTTTGCCTATGGTTAACATATCTTTGTAAGTAAATGGAATATCATTTCTGATAATTGCAAAATGTTCTTCAACCCATTTCATAGCTTCCTCTCTTTCCATTTTACCCATTTTTTTAATTGGCTTGGATAAATAAAACTCCATTAATTTATACTTTAGCATTCCAACTTTGTTTTCTCCTGCAAAAATAATATAACTTTTATCATTAAAATAGCAATCCAATACTGCAAGAAACCAAGTAACAACAGATTTCCCTGCATTGTCGTGTCCTAAAATCATAACCAAACTTTCATCTTTAAACCTCCAATACTCATCTAAATCTTCAAAGCCAGTCTTATCTCCCATCTTAAAAGTATCATCTATTTTTTGTTGAATATACTTATCGCAATCATCTTTTTTAGCAAGAAAATCAAAATTATCATCTTCAATGTCAATAGTTATGGAATCTAAAAACTTAGGTTCTGATTTAAATTCTTTTTTGTAATCTTTCTTTTCGGGAGTAAAATTTCCAAATCCTTCCTTCAGCAACCACTTTGCACATTCTGAAAAATCATCTCTAAATTTTAATTTTGCCAATACTTGACTTGCATTGTATGCTTTACCTTGTTCAAATTCACTTGATGAAGTAAACACATAAAACAATCTCTTTGAATCATCCCAATCCGCACTCCATTTTCCTGTTCCTCCCGGTCTTAAAAATAAATTCTTTGATCCTCTGCTTTGAGTAATCTTCCATCCTTCATTTTCCAAAAGTCCAATTATATCACCTCTGTTATTCCATTCATCAAATGGACTTACATTCTCAGATAAAACTTTTATGTCAGTTTTCTTTAGTGAAGGAGTTTCAAATACCTCATTTAATAACCTTGCACATAAAAACAATGTTTGTCTTTCTGATGGAGTGATTTCGGAAATTTTATCCAATGACTTGTAAATTATTTTATAGCCATCACTCGGAGCAATCATAAAATATCCGCCAGTTTCTCTTGTTTCCAAAAGTACCCTTACTTTATCCTTTGGGTTTTCTTTTTTTTCTTGTTCGGTGCAATGTCTATTCGCAAGTTTGGAATTTCCTCCAATATCTTTGCATCTAAAAATAAAATGATAACCTCCGCTTGGAGTTGATTGAACAACTAACTTTTTTAAAAGGTTTTTGTCAGTTTCATAAATTAATTTTTTGTAGTTATCAAATAGTTTCCCAGTTAAATCGTATTTGGAATCAATGTCAATACATTGCAAATATCCGCTAACTTCACCACAAACTAATCCAATGCCCTTGCAACTTGTAAATGTTGGCTCAATCAATTCAGCTTGATTTTTCTTCCAACTGCCTTGTGGAATCTTATTATCACCTATCGGAATAACAGAAAGTCCTAATTTAAAATATTCTTTTGCTTCTTTTATCATAGTCTAATTTCCTAAAGTGAAGTCTACTGGTGGTGATGGTAATGGTGGATATTCAAAACCTTGTTTTTTTGGTGCAGGGGTAGATGTTAATTCAATTTCATCTTCCCAATGTCTGCCATTCAAATAAGTTTCAGGGTTTTTTCTAAATTTTTCATCGGGAGTTGATAAAACATATTTTGGAACGGATTGAATTATTTTTTCCATATCGTTAATGCTTAACTTCATAAATTTATTTAAACAATCCTTCCTTCCTATTTTTTTTGAATACAATTCCCAAAATCTATTAAAAAGAACCTCTTTATTATTTATTACATTAACATTAACATTAACATTAACATTATCAGTTGATTTTGTTGAGGTGTGTTGAACACTTTCAACACTTGTTGATTTTGTTGAAGTTTGTTGAATTAGTTTAGCCAACTTTTTAGCTTCTGCACTTGCTTTTCCTGCTTCACTACGCTTTCCTATTGTTATCTCCCAATCTTTTAAATCCCTTTTAAGTTGTTGTTCAATAGGTTTCCAAGCGGTCAAAATCAACCTATCTTCTAAAATTGGGTTTTTGTCATTAACGTATTCCAACAAATGATTAAATAAAATTCCTTTTTCTTCATTGGTCAAATGGTCAATGCTTTTTATTAGGTCAGCATACAAAATAAATGATTTTTTGTTCTCAGCCATATCTAAAGTTTTTCTATTGAGTTAATTTTAGATATTTGCAAGTAACAAGCATACTTGATGTTTGCCTTTGGATTTGTATTTTCAGCAAACCACTTCAAATATTCCAAATCCATACACTCGGAAATTTCCATTCCTTTGTACTTTCCAAAATAAAATTTAGCTGGTTGATAAGCAATGTTTTTGATAAAATTGCCACACATATTGCAGGTAGCAACCTTTTGTGTGCCTTTCATTTCTGTGGAGTATTTATCAGTAAATCCACAAGTTCGGCAAAATATTTTTTCCATAAAAAATAAATGCGACTAAATGAAGGTAGGAGACTTCACTTAATCGCTATTTCGTTAAATTTCTTTACTGATTCTGCTCCTACACAAAACCATTTTGCAAGATTACGGATTATTTTTTTAATCTGCAAACTTAATTACTTTTGTTTTTCTCATCGCAAAAAACCCCTTTAACTCAGGATGTTCAGCCTCGTATAACCTCGCATAGTAAGGAGTGTAGTTGTTGTTGACCTTGAATCCATCCTTTTTGATTTCATCGTGCTTTGTGAACCTCACAATGTGCAGAACTCCATCGCTTGAATATTTTTTAAATCCTCGATTGATTAGCTGAGCAATTACTTCTTTGTAAAAAGCATAAACCTTTGGATATTTGGCATGATACTCAATAAATTTTTGTGGGTAGGTTTCCATAATTAATAATTAATTGTTTGTTGTTCTTCTGGTGATGGCAAAGTAATTCCAAGAAAGTCTTTGGCCCAAGTAATTAGGTTATCTACAAAATAAATAAATTCTGATTTTGTTAAGGTGGTTGTTGATCCAATCTTCTCATAAGGTTCAACTTTTTCAATGTCGTAAATTTCGCCGGTATTTACATCAACATAGATTCCATCCTCCAAAGCTAAGATTACAGACTTTCCATTTACAAGCGATATAAAGCGTTTTAATTTAAGAAACTTATATTTTACCAACTCGTGCATTTCATCCTTGTTATGGCCTAATTCTTTGGCTAAAATCGTGATGTAAACCCAATAGAGTTTATTCTGCTCAAGGCTTCTTGAACTCTTTTGCTTTTCAATTGTGATAACTACTCTTTTACCCTCCAAGTGTTTTAATTCTTGGAGGATATTTTGAGTTGTGTTTTTCTGCAACTTGCCATCCTTAACGGTGCTGAAAAATGTTGCTTTCATTACTTAATTTGGATGTTTTTGTTTTGCTGCAATCTTGCACCAATAACTACTTCCCCTTTCTTGATGGCTTCCTTAATTGCTACCTTGTCTATTGTGTAAGTAATTTTCTCCTTTAGAAATTGTGCAGGAATTTCGGCCTCATTGTCAATTTCAATACTTTCTGATTTGCGGAAGCTAATCTTTAAGGTTGGAGTTTCTAATTTCTCAATCTGATACAATTGCATTGCATTACTGACCGTTGTTTCTAATCTGTCAATGGTTTTCTGCCTTGACTTTTTTAACTCGCCCAATCGCTTAATTTCGGCATCAATTATTGATATGTCGGATTCCATTTGCTTGACAACAAATCCGTAACCCCTTGCCTTTTGTTCAAGTTGGTCTTGATTGATTGTTAGTTGCAGTTCGAGTTCGGGGGAACATTCTCCCCCCGATTCGATTAATTTATTAGCTAAATTAAGATACTCTTGTTCTATCTGAAATATATTAAGATTGCTCATATTATAATGTTGTTAAAAGCGTTTCTACTTCTTTTGATAAACGATATTTGGCTTTGATTTTATCAATTGTGCCATCACCTTGCAACCATTCCTTTGCCTTTGCAAATTGCTCACTATCTTTATTTAGCCAAGGTTTTTCAGCTTGTGCCGGTTGCGGTGTTGGATTACTTGCCTTGTTACCATCGTCATCTTCTGCTCCAACATTCACCAATGATTGAAGTCCGTATCTCCTTGCATAAGTTATTCCTGATCCTTGCGATTGAGCATCGTTTTGTTTGCTGTAAATGATTTCTGTTAGTGCTTCGATACTTTCTCCGCTTTCGTGCAAAAGGATTGTTTTAATGAAGTTTTTGCCATCAATAAAGGCAGTTGGCTGAAGTACCACAATACCATTGTTATTTAGGTGTGGCATACACGCTTCCCGGATAGAGTTAAGGTCAGCGTAGTTTTTGTTAAAAAATGGATTTTTAGCATCTTTTTTAGCTGTTCCCATTTCTTTTTGAGCCTTCAATAAAGCAGTTGCAATTAGTTTCATAGTTGTTTTTGTTTTTAGATTACTTTCCAAATTTCGATAGTGTTGTAAAACTTGCCTTGATGTTCTCGGCCTTTAATGTTGATTGAGCAAGTTACCTCTTGGCCCTCTGCTTTGCCATCGAATAAGCCAATGGTCTTGTTAGATACTTGGCAACTTATCTTTTGAGGATAATCACCCGGTGTTTCGATTACGATTTCTCTCTTAGAGAATTTTTCGGAGATAGTTTCTATATCTCCGATTTTTACAATGATTCCTTTTAATTCCATTTTGTTATTTATTTAATTGTTGATGTAACGTAGTCAATAGCTTGTTCTTTGGTGGTAAAAACCAATTCTAAATTAATCAAATCATTTGTTTTATCCTCTTTTTTAAACCACAGCATAAATCTATGAGATGTTTCGGTTATCTCGGCATCTACACGCCAAATAATACCTTTTCTAATTTGATTATCCTTAATGTAAAAGGCTTCTTCATTCACTTGGAATGGTAATCTGATTGTTGTTTGCATTTCTGTTAAGTTTTCCATTTTGATTGTTTTTTTGGGTTTATAATTATACTATTCGTTCTGTAATTTCTACTTCTCTGATAATCTCCATTGCAGTTTCTACAAGGTCATACAACTCTTTAAAGTTTACATTGCCTGACTTAGTCAATGGAACATTAATGTTGTAAAAGTCAGTTACCATCGTTAGAGGTGAGCCATTTCCGTGCTTCTCGTGTTCTATATCAACTCTTGTTACATACTCAATCACGATTGAGCCATCAAGATATTGAGTTGATTCGATAGATTGATAATCACTTGGCCAACCATTGTTTTCTCGCCAATTAATTTCTGAAATAGCAGTTATTGCTAATGCCTGTACTTTTTGGATTTCTTGAATTGTCATACTTTTTGTTTTTGATTAATGATGAATAAGATTGATGTTAGTGCAACTAATAATGGCAGACAAATTATCTCGCCATCATACACAAGTGTTGCTGTTATGTATATCCCAAGCAACAGGATAAAATTCATTAGTGTTTTCATATTGTTTTTTTAAATTGTTGGATGCAAAAATATA